ACAATAGCTGATAACATTATCATTACTGTTTCTATACTCTCCTAGACACCACACATACATTTTATCATTTTGAATTTTTAAAGATATTGCATTAATTTTTTCTGTTGGATTATCAGCAGCTGCAAACCCATCCTCAGATTCAGTTTCTATATCTATAAATGCAACCTTGATCAATTTATTATCTATACCATAATTATGAGAATTCATAATTTTATTAATAAATTTATAATTATAATCTATATCATTTAATAAACTTAATTTATTTTCAAGTTGTTCTTTAAAAAAATTACGTATTATACTTCCTTCATGTACAAAACTTACATAAAATTCATATAGTTGTTCATCATTTATATTTTTAAAATCAGATGGTTCAAATTCTAATTCATTATCATCAATCTTTACACTGAACTCAGAATTGTTAACAGTATATTTTATAGCACCAACTCTTGCTAATGATTTATATTCTTCAATTTCACGAATGTTATCTTTATAATCATTTTCAGAAATGTAATATTTATTGTAATATTTATATAACTCATTTTTAGGAATTGAGTTGATATCTATTTTTTGCAGATTATTACTATCTAGTATGATATTAAATCTCTTACCGTTATCGTTATATCCTCTTGCATAAGTTTTATATTTATATCTATCTACTGATGTATAAAACATTTATATCTTCACCTTCATCCAATCTGTTAATTGTAATAATCCTAACATATCTTTAACATAATAAACATCTTTTGTAAATATGTCAAGATTTCCACCTTCTCTATAATAATCATTAATATCTTTTGGTTCTATATTTTTAGGCCATAAGTATACACTAAAACCATTTTCAATAGCTTTCCAATATTTTTTTACAATCTCTGGATTCCTTGGTTCATTGTCATATATTATTCTAATTTTATCTTTATTGTTATTCATAAAATTATTGTCTCTACTTATGTCTGAACCAGACATTGCTACTGCATTATCTAGAAATGATGCATCTAATGCACCCTCAGTAATGTAAATATATTTTTTATTGAAATCAATGTTGTTTAAATTCCATATCTTATCTTCATCTTCAATAACTTTATATGTTTTATATCTTAGTTTAGACCTTGGATCCAAACTTCTAAATTGTATATATGCAAGTTCATTGTTTCGATTAAAATGAGGTATTACTAATTTTTCTTCTGTAAAACAAAATTCATCTTTATATTTTTCTAATTTGAGTTCTTTGAGTAATTCACCATAATTATTTGTATGATAAAACAATCCTAATTTTTCTTCAAATAATTTTCTATTACGTAAATAAATAGAACTGTTGTTCATTTTAGTGCACGATATAATATTTTTTAAAGATATAAATTGTTCATATTTAATCTTGTCTGAATTATCTTCAACTTTTTTATTCGGTTTATATTCACCTTTATTAAAGAATTGCTCAGCAACATATTGTCTATAAAGTTCATCATCCTGACTTTTCAGGAAATTTTTAAATGACATACCTTCACCACAATTAAAACAATGAAAGTATGGTTTACCTTCTTTATCCTCTAAAATCCATGCTCTAGATTTTTTAGAATTATGTTTACTGTCTCCACATAATGGACAACTAAAATTTGCTTTATTATGTTGAAATTTATAATTTCTTAATTTGCCAGATACTAATCCGACAAATTTCATTGTAACACTATCCATAATATATTCCTTCTAATGATATATTATAACATATATTTTTATAAAAATAAATAGATTAAAGTTTCTTTCTTGAGTCTGACCAAACAGTTGACTCAGAAGCTTTATGCCAATTTGCCACGGGTAAGAATGTTGCAGATATGTAACTCGTAGATGGTATTTTTACAAAATTACTTTTGACATGTCTCCATAAATATCTTTTGACACAAGGTTTAAAATAAGAACTTGTTGCTTTTAAAATATCATAAGACACATTTAATTTTTTAGATTCAGTAAAGTTTGAACCTTGTATTGATACCAATTCACCAAGTAATTTGGCTCTTAAATTATATGGTAAATAGTGGACATTAATACCAAGAAAACCTGCTCCTTGACCATCAGTATTAGCTGCATATTGTTCTAATAATATAGTAAGCGGAAATGTATCATAGTATGGTAATGTTTTCTTTAATTTTGGATCATAAAAATATAAAACCATATCACCAATTTTTGGAGCACTTGTTTGATATTCTTGATTATCACCAAGTAGTTTCATACGTGAAATACTACCTAAATTAGATATTTCTTTTTTATACCAATCAATAGCTTTCTTGTTAGTTTCACCATAGAAACCTCTAAGTTTAGCAAAATTGTCTATTGTTTCAAATGTGTTTAAATTACTTGTATCAACCATTTTTATATTTTTCCATAAATTCTTCTAATGAATAAAAGATTTGATAATTTAAATTATTTTCTTTAGCAATTCTAAGTTTTTCAACATCTCTAATTGTCCATGTATTTATTGCTATATTATAAAACTTTGTATTCTTTGATTTCCATTTATTTATTATTATATTATCTTCATTTATATTTTGATATGGTTTATTTCCATGAGTCCAATGAAAATTACATTCTATATATAAATCTTCACTTGGAATATAAAAATCACAATTAAAAGGATATTTTTCACTTTTATATTGTCTTTGAACACCTTTATATTTTTCTAATAATATTTCATAAACTTTATCTTCAGGTTTTGATTTATTAAAACTGTTATGAAGCTTCATAGTATTATATCGTTTTGATTGTATATTTTTATCTAGTAACTGTGTTTCAAAACCATACTTCTCTAAACATGTTTGTTTATTTTTTATATCTCTATTTTTTATAAATTCACTAGTATATAATTTTTTAAACATATCAGTTTGAGCATAATTTTCAACACCATATCTCTCTAAATTTGTATGTTTAGTTTTTTTCTTATACTCATCTGTTGATTGATAATGTTCACAACCATACTTTTTTAAATTATCTTGTTTAATTTTATCTTTGATAATTTGACTTTGAAATGGATTTTCAACACCATATTTTTCTATAAATTTTAATTTAATTTTATTTTGTATCAATTTTTTATCATTACTACTTCTATTTAAATGCATCTGTTTTGATTGTAATGATTTATATTTTAAGTAGCATTCATTAGAGCATGTATTATTATATAGTGTTGTGTATGTTATTTCTTTACCACAAATTATACATTTAGGTCTTTCTGTAATGTTATTTTTAATACAATACTTTCTTTCGCTAAAAGAAGCATCTTCAGATAAGAATTTAGTATTATTCAAAATATAATTATATATTTTAATATGATGCAATTTATATGTTCTTTCTTTATAAGAATTTTTTAAACATATATTTAATTCATCAAATAATTTATCAACCATCTATTTAAAATGTACTTTGAAATGGGTTTGCAGGATCAAAATCAATAGTATCAGTTTCTTCAATCTTTGCTGCTTCAGTTATAATATCAGCATTGTCTGATTGAGGTGCATTATCTAAATTGTTTGCATTGAAATATTCTAATTTAACATCATCAAGTTCAGTTCCTGTTTCAATGTTTTCATTACTGTATTTCCATAATTCACATGTTAATTTCCACACATAGTTTTTACCCATTTGATAAAATTGAGCATCATAGTCTACAAATGTTATTTGGAATGCTCTTTTAGTGACTGGCCAAAATATCAAATCACCCTCTAGTGGTCTATCCATATCTGTTATTTTTTTGAATTCATCTTGATGAACCATAAATGAACTTTTATCTGAAATTGAAAAACCAAATTTAGCAAGGAAATCCTTATCACCATCAAAGCTTTGAGTGTTTTCAGGATACATTACAATTTCATAGGCATCCTTAAATTCTTGAAATAAATCTTCACCTAATATGGTATTTTCATCTACTGCATCTCTCTTGATATAGTACATATTTTGACCGAATATGTTTATTGCTTCACCTTTTAATTTATTTAAAAGATTCTGTTCATTTGTGTATGAAGTGAAGTTGAAATGAATATTTTTAACCATAATTTATTCCTTTAATATATTATTATTTATAAATGGAGAGCCGCCAGACTCTCCATCAAGAAGAAGGAATTGTAGAATATTATACTCTACATTATTATTTATAAATTTTCATCTGTGGATTTACAATATTTGTCAAAAAGTGGTTCAAGATAATCCTCAAGACCTATATGGTCTTCAATATTATATATAATTGAATCGATCGACATAATTGCATCATCAACAGACTCTATATGAACACCATTAAGATCAGGGTCAAACATTGCACCTTCATCATCTTCATTATTTTCATAAAACAAATCATGAGCATCTCTTTGATCTCCACGAGGATCGTTTTGACCTGAGCTTCCGAAAAAATCATCTGTCAATGCATCATCTAATAAACTATCAAATAATTCAATAATTTTTTGACATTGCTTGCAATCTGAATCAACAAGAATCTCTTTAAGTTTGTTTAAATTTTCCTCCATTTAAACTCTCCTTAAACAATATTATCTTGATCTAATATTTCATTCAATGTGATTGTATAATCAGTGGTTAATAATAACCCTACAACTGAACTTGCAGATTCTAATGCAACACGAGTTACTTTAGTTGGATCAATGATACCGTTTTTCATCAAATCTACTAATTCATAATTGCTCTTAGAAAAATCTAAACCAGCATCTGAATGATTTTGATTTTTTAATAATGCATCTACATATTCAAATGATAAACCACAATTAGAACATAATGTTTTTAATGGTGATTTTAATGCTTCTCTTACAACTCTATAACCTTCAGTACCATCATCTTCTAATTTTAATGATGCTCTATATAATGTTGCACCACCACCCGGAAGAATACCTTCTTCTAATGCAGCTCGAGTTGCACACACAGCATCATCAACACGATCTTTCTTTTCATGTATTTCTATTGCTGTTGCACCACCAACAGTTATAATTGCAACACCACCAAGTAATTTTCCTAGTCTCTCATTTAATCTAGATTTTTCAGTTTTGTTTGAAGTTTCTTCAATCATAGTATTGATTTGTGCAACCACTTCGTTGAATTTAGTTTTATCTAGATTATCTATCGATACAATTTTACTTACATTTCTATTAATATTGATTTTAGCAACAACACCTAATGAAGCTTCTGGAATATATTTAGATAAATCATCACCTTTACCAAAAATAAAAGCTCCTGTTACTGCAGAAATATCATTATATACTGCATCTTTATTATGTCCAAAACCTGGAACTTTATTTAAACAAATTTGTAGTTTACCTTGCATTCTATTTGTAAGTGTGATTTCAACCATATTATCTGAGAAACCATCAGCAAAAATTACAATAGGTTTACCTTTTTCAAAAGCATAACCAATCATTTTTTCAATTTCTTTGAATGAACCAATCTCACCTTTAAACAACATTACCAATGAATTTTTAAATTCACATTCAAGCTTTCTTGTATCAGTCATAAAATATGGATGTACAAAACCACATTCAACTTGAAGACCTTCAGATTTTTCTACACTATAGCCGTTATTTGAGCTTTCTTCTACAGAAATAATACCATTCTTACCTACTAATCTAAATGCTTCAGTAATGGTTTTACCCATCTCCTTATCACCATTTGCAGATATTGTTGCAACATTAGTGATATCATCACTATCAATAGATACTTCTTTTGATTGAGATTTTATGATGTCAATAACTTTACCAATATTACGTTCGATATCTTTATTAAGTTGAATACGATTATTAGTATAAGGTAAAACTTTACAACCTTCATTGAATAAACTTTGAGCAAGTAAAGTTGCTGTTGTTGTACCATCTCCAGCTTCATCAACTGTTTTACCTGCAATTTTTTTAATTAAACTTGCTGCTAAATTTTTAGTTTTATCTTCTAATGTGATAGCACGTGCAACAGTAACACCATCCTTAGTGATAATTGGACCTGATAAAGTTTCAATCATTACATTCTTACCTGATGGACCAAGTGTTGATTTAACAGCATTAGCTACTGTATCAATACCATCTTTTAATACTTGTAATACATCTTTTTCTACATTTGTTGTATATTTACTCATAAGTTAATACTTCCTTCGCTTTATTAATAATTTTTTCATTTATTTGTTTTGTTACTTCTTCTGATACTTCACAAATTTGATCTGAATATCTTTGTTGTTTTTGCCAAGCATCCCAAGTCTCCCATTCCATATTATCAGGAGTCTCAAGAACTTCATGACCGTTAGGTAATACACTAATTTTAAAGACATCTGAATCAAATTCAATAACTTTCAAATTACAACCTTCAATAGTTGTATTTGGTTTTATAAATAATTTAGCTTTATCATAAAATGATTTACTTTTATTATCTGGTTTGTATGATGCTTTATCACCAAGTAATTCTATACAATTTATTAAAAGTGGATCACTTCTTTTTCTTTCAGATAATGTTCCATATAACAATGTATATGCTTGACCTATATCAGCTAAATTAAATAATCTTGTTAGTGCACCTAATGCTTTACGAGCATTGTTTCTAGTTTGTTCATCAGCATTATGTTCTAACCACTCACCAGCCATAATAGATAATCTAAAATCTCCAGTTCCTGTGTTTAAAATAATTTTGTGGTGTTTAGACATCTCTTTAACTTTACCAACTGACATCTGATTTGTATCTTGGTTTAATAATAAATCTTTTGATTTTATTTTTTCTTCTTTATTCTGCATATAATACATCTTCCCATTTTATTAATACATTATCATCAATATGTGTACTATAAAATTTAGATTTTAAAAACCAAACTTTTTCACCTTCTCTTAACATCTCAGTTGAATCATCAATATCATGAATAACAACAGTTGGGTTGATTGGTTGCATATAAATTTTACGAAAATCTTTTAATACAGTACCTGAACATAAATATTCTTCAGTTGGTGTATCCGTAACTAAACCAAAATCATTTTCCTTACGTACTCTATCAATTTTAACATATACAAAATCTTTATTTATTTTCATTTATACTTCTCCAACTTTAATATAATTAACACTTTTAATTTCACCATCTTTAATATTAAAGACAGTTTGTTCACAATCAGCAAGACTTGTCATCTTACCTAGACTATATTCATCAGTACCTTTAATAGTTCCATTTACAAACATTTTACCACCATTGAATAAAGGTATTGTTGCTGTTTTATGGAAGTGTCCAACTAATACATAATCAAACTTACCAACTTCTTGATAACCGTAATCTTCTAATGATTGCATTATACCATACATTTTTGCAGCTTTTTGTGCTAAACCAGCAATTGGTAAACCTGGAAAACCACCACCAGAACCACCTAAACAATCTCCATGTGTTTGTAAAATTGGAACACCAGAAATATATCTTAATTTGTACCAAGTATCAGGAACACAAATTTCAATTTTTTTCATTTCAGATTTATCAAAATATGATTTCACAATCATACCTAACAAATATTCCCAATTATCTTTAATTTTATTTTTAACGTATGGTTTACCAATTTTTGTTCTAGCATGATTACCAACTAAAATATCAACTGTAACACGACCATATTCACCTGTAACTTCAGCAACTTTAATTATATTTTCAATTAAAACATTCGATAATTTTATAATGCATTCTGTATCTGTGAGATCATTTGTTCTTTCAAGTTCATCATGAATTGAACCTGAAATCATATCCCCATTAACTAAGATATGAGCATCATTATATTTTGATTGCTCTAACATACTAACATATTCATCAAACAAATATTGAATTCTTGTTAAACCAATTTCAGTATTATAATCATTTATTCCATTTCCATTGTTAACTACTTCACCTAAATGAGCATCACTAATATGTAATAACAATGTTCCATCTTCAGATTTAAAATTCCTTTGACATTTGTATGTAATTGGTTTTCGAGAAACATTAATATTATTAGCAACAGTATCAGCAATATTACTGATAAATTCATCTTCATTTGATAAGTGTTCTGTTAATAATTTATTATCTCTACTTAATGATGCAATTTTTGAATTCTGTTTATATAAAACTTTCTTTGCTGAAATCAAATCTAATTTTTCATAATCTATTTCAAAACTTGTAGGTTGAATATCAACCTTATCTTCTAACTTAATATTTATAACTGAATTTTCTTCATAAAATGAATCAATGAAATCTCCATATGTATCAAAATTATTCATAAATGAATTTTTAAAAACACTCTTATTTCTATAATCATTTCTAGTTAAATCTTTACCATCATTATCATTTAATAATTGTTGATATTCAGCGAACAAATCGCTATTACTTACTTTCATTATTATTCCTTATCCTAAAATTATACAGTCGGCAGATACTCTGCCATTTACTGAAGCCTTAGTAGCTTTAATATTTATAAAGTTTTTTTCAAATTCTTTATTTGCTTTTTTAAAGTCTTTAAAAAATTCTTCAGGTTTTCTTATTTTTTTAGAATAAGAATTTGATTCTGAAAAGTTTACTATTGTAGTACCCTTAACACCTAGTCTGAAATTAGTTTCCGCTACATACTTTGTTAATATTCTCTTCTCAATATTATATATGAAAAGTTGTTCTTTTTCAAGTATATCAACCGGATTAATTGAAATTAATTTTAAATTATTATCTTCAACTTTATATTTAAGTTTAGAAATTAATTTATCTCTACTCATTGGTTTTTTAGCTTTAACTTTTTTAATCTTCAATGTTCTATTTTTAATTTGATTTGCTGCATCAACAATAGATTGTATATAATCTCTTAAAGCTTTTAATTCTTTATTGCTGAGACGACTATATGTTTCAACACATTGATCATCTTGTTTATTAATTGCTAAATTTATTTCTTCCAATTCATCTCTATATCTATTTATAATAGAATTTGCTAGTTGATTAGAAATATTTAATTTAAGAAATTCATCATAAAAATTTATTTCAGTTTGACTGTCAATATACTCTTCTAGTTGTGATAAAATATCTGCTGCTTTATTTTTAATTCTATCTTGGATAGTTGATTGTGTTTTTATAGTTTCATCAACATTAATATCTTCATCACTACTTTCTAATTCTTGTAATTTCAATTTTAAATAATCTATATGTTCTTGTGGAATTATACCACCATTATTGATAATTGTACATATATTGAATGTGTTTGTAAATTTATTTTCATTTACAGATTTGATATGTTTTGAATCTAACTTATGATTTTTATAATATTTAATAACTTGAGTTTTTGTTTGCTTTACATCATACATATAATTATACCAATTCATAGCTTTAATCATTTCAGTTTTAGATAATTCATGATTAAATTTTGGTTCTTCACCGTAAAAAGTTTTTTCATTTATCATTATTTTAATCCTTTTCTATATGTATAATTAATAGCTTCAACTTTATCATTATAAACACTATCTTTATATTTGTATTTATTTAATTTTCTATCATCCATTACTTCATTTTTTACAGATAATTCTTCTATTTCAGGTACATAATCTTTAACATATATTAAATTAGCATCTTCATTCTCACAACTATCACAACGTTGATATTTTTCTATGTTGGATACATATTGATCATCCATGTATGTGCATTTAATTATACCACATTTTTTACATTTAAAATAACAATTTTTTATCATCTATTTCACCTCTATGGAACTAAATCCAAATTTTTCTTTGTTTACAAATATTATATTATCAAACATATTAGCAACTTCTTTATGTGAAATGATAAATATGTTTTTATCTTTTTGTTCTTTTAATATATTTATTAAATCACCCATAGCATTATCGTCAAGGCTCGCGTCAAAAATTTCATCCAATGAAGATAAATTTGTTGATATGCTATTTCTCATACCTGCAATTATATTCCAAGTTATAATTAATGATATATCAACTCTACTTTTTTCACCAGCACTTAAATTTGCATATGTTACTGGATCTCTAAAATCTTGTAACAATGTTTCATTGAATTCATTATCCATATAAAAACTAAAAGGAAAACTAAATTTAACTAAATATTGATTTACCAAATTGTTTATAACTTCAATGTAGTTATCAATGATAGATTTCTTAACACCTGTCTCTGATAATACGTATAAACATTTTTTATAATTGTTAATATTCATTGTAAGTTTATCTAATTTTACTTTCAACTCACCAGATTCTCTTTTATTATCTTCAACATTTTTATTCAATTCATCTAATTTATTATTTGATTTTATTTTATCAATATTAGATTTTAATTCTTTTATTCTATTTAAATTTATATTAGTTCTATAATTTATGTTTGAAATATCATTATTTAATTCATTAATTTTTGATTGATAAACATTGAGTGCTTTTTTGTTTATTGAAATGTTTTCATTAGTTGTGTCAACAACAATTTTAATATCATTAATTTTATTTAATAATTTATTTTTATTTATAGATAATCTATCTATTTGTTTATTCACATATTCTTTATCTATATCTCTACCACATGTTGGACATGTTAAATTGTGTTCAAAAAATTCTAAATCTTTATTAGTATCTTTCAATCGTGTTTGACCAGCAAATAACAATTTACTGTAATCATTGATAATTTTATTATCTTTTTCTATCAACTTTTCAATTTCATTTTTTAAATCATATTGAGTATCTAATTCTTTTTTAAACTTTATATCGTCAAGTTGAAATTCATTATTTTCAAGAATTAATTTATCAATTTGAGTATTCAAATCATTTATATTTTCTTCAGTATTTTGTTTTGCTTCATCTAATTGTTGACTATATATTCTTAAATTATTATCTTTAATAGATTTTAAATTACCAATCTGAATAATATCATCTGAATCTTTTTTATTCATTATTTTAATTTTTTCAGACATTTTTGATAACACTGTTAAGTCAAGAATTGATTCAATAAATTCACGACGTTCTGCTGCACCTAGTTCAAAAAATTTAACATAATCATAACCAAGACATATTAATCTATTAAAACTTTTTGAATTTAATTTCAAAATATTTGTCTCTAAGTATGATTGAAAATCTCTTGAATCTCCATTCATATCCAATAATTTATCATTCTTCCAGACATTTAAAATATCCGGTTTAATACCACGTTCTATTAGATATATATCATTTGCAATAGAAAATTTTAATCTTACAACACAACCTTTTTTATTCTTATTATTTACTAAGGCAGATTTATTTATTTTGTTTAGTGCTTTACCAAATAATGCAAAATGTATACTTTGAATGATAGAAGTTTTACCACCACCATTTTTACCTTGAATAAGTGTTAGTTGATTTTTATCAAGTTGTATTTCAGTATCATAATTACCGTATGATAGAAAATTTTTCCATGATACATTTAAAAATTTAATTCTCATTCTTCTTCACTTATGCTTTGTTTATAACTAGTTTCTAGAATTGATATTAATGATTTATATTCATTCTCATCAATATATGCTGTCTTTGTGTATTTATCAATGTTATCCCAAACACTTACACCTTCATCTAATGAATCTTTTAAATTAACATCTTTAATATTATCAATGTTATTTGAAATCATTAAAAGATTTTCTGGTTTCAATTCATTTAATTTATTTGCAAGACTATTAACTTCATCCTTTGTTATTTTAGAATCATAGATTACTTTAATAATTTTACCTTCTACTTGGTCTCTATTTAATTTTAATGCTTCATCATAATTATATTTATTAAATAAAATGTCATTATTTTTTCTAATAGCTATAACATCTGTTTCTGTATCTAATATATAAATAAATTTTTCATCATCATAATCTATCCAAGTTAATTGATATGGTGCACCTGTATATATTATATTATTTTTTTCTGAATGTGTATGGTAATGACCAGAAAAAACCTTTACATATTTTTTAAAACTTGATTGGGTTATCTTTTCTTCAACTTCAGCAATTCTTGTTTTATCAAAAGGAAAACCATTGAATTCAAAATGACCAAAACAATATTTAGAATTTGAAGTAAATATAAAATCCCTAACATCAGCTTTATTTTCTTCTGACACCCAAGGAATTAAATCAACATTATTTACTGTAATTGGTTTATCAACAATATGAATATTATCATATTCATTTAACACTATTATATTATTTAATTTATCAGTGTTTCTATAATATAAATTATGATTACCAACAATAATATATAATGGATAATCTTTTAATTTATCATAAGCAAATCTTTTAACTTCATTTAATACATTTATATCTATAGTTGAACGTTTATCAAAATTGTCTCCTAATGAAACAATCATATCAATTTTTTCAACCTGTAATGTTGGTATAACAAGATTATTGTAAAAATCTTCTTGTTGTTTTAACATTCTAGGATTGCCATTTCCTATACCTGCATGTTCATCACCAATAATTAATATCTTCATAATTTACCTATTAAAGTTTGTTCCATGATCTTTTCCAATTGTATATTTATTTATTATATTCCAATCAGCTTTATCTTTATATTTTAAAAAAATAATTTCTTCTCTTGTTGCATATTTTATATTATCTTGTTTTAAAAGTAAATCAATATATTTTAATTCTGATAATTTTCTAACGATATAATTTTTTATTGCTTTATCATGTTCATCATATGTAGTTGTCTTTCCATCTAACATCATTAATTCTTTAAAATGAACAATATAATATTTTCCTTGTTTATGTAATAAGTAACAAGATGGAGATAAAACTTTGTTGTTAACATTCCCTAATCCAATTCTAGTTAATGTTTCACGAATCAAATTAAAATCTTTTAATAATTTAATTTCTGTTAATTTTTCTATTTCAATCATTTTCCAATTCTTCCACCTAGTTCATAATATTGTCTTAATTCAATCAATTCATCCGTTGTAATAAATTTTAAATATTCCTTGGCTCTTTTGCAATCAACATTATATCTTTTCATTATTAGTTCATCATCTTTAGTCGTTTTAATATCATCATACTCTAATTTCTTTTGCCAACCATAAGGTATATTTTCAAATAAAAAATCATAATGCATTTTATCAGTTAATTTAGTTTGACTGTTTAAAGCATTAATCACAAATAAACAATTTCTATATTTAGAAAAATATAAATTTAGAGCATATTGTGAATAACCTTCTAATGAACTTACTTTAGTTTTGGTTACTATACTTTTAATAAAATCTAAAAGATTCATTATACACCCTTTGACATTATCTCAGTTACTAATGCAGCTAATGTAATTTCAGGACAAGTTGCAATTGATGATTTGTAATTATAATCTGCAACAGTCAATATGAAATCATTTTTGTATTCTGGTTTTATAACATTATACATTTCATCATATATTCTAATATATATGTCTGACTTTTCATAGTTATTATGAACCCATCTTCTTAAACTATTAAAATCTTTTAACTTCATAATATTTAAAAGTTCATTAATATCATTATCCTGTAAATTAAATTCATTTGGTATCACATTATATGTAACTGAACCAGTCATAGAATATGTTTGTAATTCATTAATAATTCTACGAATATCCGGATAATAAGTTTTGATTAATGGTGGTAATATTTTTTCATCATATACAATATTTTCAGTATCTAAGATATATTTGCATCTTGATAATATACTATATGCTACTTGTCTTTTTTCATCAGTGGTATTTGCATCAATATTGAAAATTGGACATCTTGATAATAAAGGTTCAATAATTTTTTCAGGGTAATTACAGGTAAAAATAAATGAACAATTATTAGAAAATTCTTCAATAAAATTTCTTAGCGCTGGCTGTGTGCTATTTTGGTTGCTGTAATCGATTTCATCAAGCACGATACATTTTTTTGTTCCTTCCATTGAACCAGAGAAAACAAATTCTGACATCTCATTTCTAACTGTATCGATATTTCTATCTAATGAACAATTAATAAATAATGTATTATCTTTGCCAGATATAGTATGTGCTAATAATAATGCAATTGTAGTTTTACCAATTCCTGGATTTTTTGAAGCTAATGTCATATTAGGTATATTATTTTTATTTAATATACCTTTAATAATATTTAATTTCTTTTCCGGTAAAATTAAATCTTCTATTTTAGAAGGTCTGTAAAATTCAACCCATGGTCCTTTCATACTATTTTCCTTCCTCTAATGTTGTCAACAAAATATATTTTACTGCAATTTTAGAATTATAATTAGCAATAATTTTTGTCATTGGTATTTTTACACCACTGCTATTAACTCTTAAACCTATATCAAATTTATAATCTGAGGCATCTATTAACTTAATCTTATCTAATACTATATCATACATATTATTTGAATGTATATGGTCGCATTTAACATTTAAATTAAATTCATTAGCTGCTTGTTTTTTAGTATATGAACTTATGCTGATATTTTCATTATCAATAGATTTTACTCTAATAATATCATTACCAATTTTATTTGATATGTCTACTAATTTTTTTAATTGATCCTTATTTAAGTAAAAATTAAAATCAGATTCAATAGTCATATCATCAAAATTATATCTATTTAATGTTCGTTCTTTAATTAATTCAATTGATGAAACTCTATATTTAATATTATAGTTTTCAGCTTCTATAATAATTTTTTTAACATCTTTCTCAGTCTTAATTGATATATCATTGTCTTTTGATAACATAGATATAATTGAACCAATATCGTAAAATGCAAACTCATCAGGTAAAAATTCAGGAATTGATACTTCAACAAAAACTGTCTTATCTAGTGATTTTGTTTTCAAAATATTTGTACCATCAAAATACATACTTGGATTAATTACATTGAAGTTCTTCAATATATCAATTATTTCTTGTGTTACTTTCATTATATTATTTCCTATTAACTAAATAAACTATCGATATCATCTTTAGATGATGAAGATACATTATTATTTGTAAATTTTTCTGTCATCACTTTTTGTACTTGACTTTTAACATCACCACTAAAAGTTTCATCATCATAAATTCTTGATTTAGCTCTATCAATACGTGCAGTAAATCTCATGTATTTATTTGGATCACCATATCTATTCTTTAATTGCTTAATCATTATTTTACTATCTTTAGATAATTCTTCACTATTAATAAATGCTAAGAATAAATCTGCGGTTTGTGGAACACCTACTGATTCAGATGTATTTGATAAATCCATATCATCTGTAGTGAATGCTTGTCTGTTGGATTGAGTTGCTGACCAACATGGAATATCATACCTAACTGCAATACCTCTTAATTCTTCTGCAACAGCTTTTATTATTTGATATGAGTTAGAATTTTTTGTTGAGTATCTATATGAGCCCAATAAATTTAAATAATCCACAATTAAAACATCTACATCAATTTTTTTCTTTAATTGTAAATCATCAATTACTTTTTTAATATCTAAGCATGTTATTGAACCTGCTGGCCATTCCTTAATAATTAATTGACCTTTACCATTACTTTTTAATTTATCAAATCTACCTAATGTGGACTGAATATTTATTGCAGCTAAATCATCTTGACTCACATCAAGAACATTTGCATCCAATCTTTTTGATATTTGCAAATCTGACATTTCACATGTTACATATAATACATTCAAACCTTGTTCTATAGAATGTATTGCCATATCTGTCAACCAAACAGTTTTACCACCACCTGTGTTTGACATTACAATATTAAGAGTTTTAGATTCAACTCCTCCATTTGTAACTATATTCAAAATACTTAAAGGTGTGCTATATTTTTTTATTTGATTTTTGTATGATTGTAATCTTGACTCTATATCGTCTGTATAACTATAACCAATATCATTTCTAAATGAAACTGCAAGAGCATCTTCTAACTCTCTTAATATATTATCATCGATTTTATCTTTGTCTTTTAATTTTGCAATACTATTATAAAGTGCAGTTCTAACAGCTTTATGTTTACAATACTTTTCAGTTTCCTCAACTAACCATTTATAATTCATATCATTTAATGGTTTGGAAACACTTTTTAATAATTCAACTGAATTTTTATATTCCTCGGTATCTGCATCACATAGATTATCAATACTAACTTTGATAACTTCTTTCGAAGGCATATCTTGATAATCTATAGAATATTTTTTAATTATATTCATGATAGTTTTATATTCACCATCAAAATATTCACTTCTGATGTGTGATATAACTTCGTTGAAATATTCTTTGTTATTAATAAGATTACTAAGAATTATAAATTCTAAACTGTTCATTATCTATCCACCGATCACATTAATTGATTTATTCATTATATATTGTTTTTATTAAAAAATAAATAGATAGGGATTTTTACATCCCTACCTACATTTAAATTAAGCTAAGTCTTTAAAAAACTCATCTTCAGTTGCAACTGAAACTTCTTCTTTAGTATTTTCAACTGCATCAGTCCAAGGAACATCATCAGAAACTGTTTCTTGTTTATTAATCACTTTTTCATGATTAGCAAGATTTTCTTTATATGATGTTGATACACCTTTAATAACATCTAAGAATTTATTTTCAAGTTCATCATAAGGTTTAAATAATTTTTCACTAGTAAATTCTTCTAATGGATATAATTTATTCCATAATGTATCATAAAGAGCTGAATTATTAACATCTTCAAAAATTGGACTTGGTGATTCAAAACTTGAATTTTCATAATTTAAAAATTCACCTTTGTTGCAAGTACGCATTTTAAAGTTTGCTCCACTCCACATATCAAAAACATTTACTGGAGTTTCACCTTCATATTGTGGTTGAATTTGACCTTGAATTTTGTCAAAAATTGTTTTTGGACAACGATATAAAAATACTTTACCTTCATTATCTGGTTTAGCAGGATCTTTAACAACCAAAATGTTCATAATGTAATTTGTTTTACGACTACGATCTTTTGGATAATTATTTTTATCTGCTTTCCATAATTCACCATTTGATTCACAAACCGGACATTTACGACCAATTGTTGTAGGGCAATTCTCAATATAAAATTTATTATTCTTTTTAAATGAGTGTGTGTGAAATTTTTGATATTCAAGAGGTTCTACTTCACCTTTTGAATTTTTAGCAGGTCCAATAAATCTAATTGTTGCTGCTCCTACTTTTGTTGTTTTATCATATGTTAAAGTCCAAAATCTTTCGTCTTTTTCATATGTAGTACCTTTAAACTTTTCTTGTAAATTGTTTAATCTATTACCACTTTGTTTTTTTAAATCTAAAATATCCATTTAATTTTATTCCTATTTAATTTTATTCACATAATCATAATCTAATTTATTCAAGTATTATAATCTAATTATTATCTAAAATATACTATTCAACTTTTTTTAAATTATTCAACTCAAATTCTTGTTTAAACATTAATGATTTAATGTCTTCATTTATTATTTTTTTAACATCAAATTCATCAAGTTCATATTCTTCTTGTATTTTTTGAAGTACATCAATGATTCTTTCATTGCTGTAATAGCTCATTAAAATACGTTTTCTTAATTCTTCTTTCAAATCTTTACACATTTGATTCAACTTTACTTTTAATAAATTCAGGAAACAATTCAAAAATAATTTTTTTATTTACACCTTTAATTTTTCTTGTTTTTAAACCTTCAAGAATTATATCAACATCTTTTTGATTAAACTCAACCATATATTTATCAAGTAATTTAACAATAAGTTCTTCATCTTCATGTTTGACAATTAAATGCTGATATAGTTTACGTTTTAAATCTGACCAATCTAAAACACCGGAACCATCTCTAACATATCTTGTTTCAACTACAAATTTTTTAGGTATACTATATTCATAGTTTTCATTAAAAACTATATCAAAGAATGATTTCAAATCCTTTTCTTTTGAACATGTATGTTGTATTGATTCGGCACTTGATTTCGCAAGTGTAATTTCATCTATAATTTTATATAATTTATTTCTCATTATTCTAATCCACTTTTTACATTATTATATTCATTGTAATAAAAACTTGTCAGTCTATGTATTGTTAAATAGTTACGTGTTTTCATACCAACAGTCTTTGATTGTTCAACAGCATCAAGAAAAGCTTTTTTAAATATTTCTAAATATTCAGATGGTATAAAATCAAAATTGATTAGTTTATTATTACGTTCATAATTTTTAATAATCTCATTTACATAAACTTCTTTAGGTAAATCTTTATCTTTTGGTTTTAATGTATCGTATTGACTATTAAAATATTCTCTAACTGTATCTGAACTTGTTATATCTAACTCTTCAAGAATTTGTTTAGTAACTGATTTTTGTCTAACACCTTCCATTAAGAAAACATTATCTGATGAATATATATTTGGAATACCATCAGAGCTATCACCTTTAATAATTAATTCTTTTAGTTTAGTTTGATCATATATAACATCTTCTTGTTTCATAAGTGACCATTGTTTTACATTTGGAAGTTTTAAAAGTTGCATCATATCTTTATCTGAAGATAAAATAATATGTTCCTCATTATCTTTTAAATTCTTTGAGCATAGAGCAATTAAATCATCAGCTTCAAGTTCATTAATTTCTAAAACAATAAATGGTAGATTTTCTTTGATTTCATTTACAATTGTTTCAAAATAATTAAAGATTGTAACCCAATCCTTACCATCAGCTTCTCTATTTTCTTTTCGTTTAGCTTTATATTGTTCAAAATATTTTTTACGCCAATTATTTTTTGAATCTTTACATATTACCATTTTACCATATCTATTCTTAAATTTGTTATTCAAGAAAAATATTCCATTTAAAATAGCTGAACGCATAGAATTTAAACCAAACTCTTCATCTGGTATTCCATATAATTTTAAATAAAATAAAGCATTTAAATCTAATAGTTGCATCTATATTTCCTTTTATTTATTGAGCAGGTCCAGATGTTCCGTTACCTGGAGTAACTAATCCATGTTTATGTGTTAATAATGTTACTGCACCTGCAATACAATCTACAGCTGTTAAAGTTGCTGTAGTTACAATTGCTCCAGTTACATTTTCAGTTCCACTTATTGTAGAATTTCCACCCACAATTAAATTTTTATCAACTTTTAAATTTCCAGTCACTTCACCATCAGTACAATCTATTTTTACTGTAGTTGCTTTAACTGTTATTGACGTATCTTTCATTATAACTTGATTTGAATTTTTATCAACTATACTTATTGTTTCTGAACCATCAGTATCATCAATTGTTATAATATGTCCTGAACTAGTTTTCAATGTGTGTTTAGTTAAACTTGTATTTGTACTAATATCATCAGTTGATGGTATTGTTCCAATTACTAATGGTTGTTGAAAATTATTATCTAAAAATGCAACAATAACTTGTTGACCAACAACTAAATTATGATTCGATAAACCAACATTTTCATTTATAGAAAATTCATTTGTTCTTAAAACATAAGCCCATGGTAAATCTTCATCAGTAATATTATTGTAAATTCCTATAATGTTTACCTTAACACGACCTGATTTTAGTGGATCATTTATATTTCTAACAATACCAATATTAAACATTAGTTTCCTTTATTTCCAGCTCTAAATTTTCTATTAATAATTCTAGATTTGATATAACTTGTTTGAGATCTAAAATTTTATCTTCTAAAAATCCATTTTTATCTTTTAATGTATTAATTTCATTATGTGCTTCTTTTAAATCTTCAATTATATTTTCAAATTCAAGATCTGCAACATTATTTAATTGTTCAACATTATAAAAATAACTACTCATTTTAAATTTTTACAACCTCATGTGATAATTTTTTCTTACTAATTGTTTTAACATTATCTAATAAAACAATAACATATTCTTGTTTGTTTGTATCAATACCAACATTAGTAATAACACCTTTAGCAAAATTATTATCTTGTACTATAACAACTTTATCATTTATTTTTATTTCATTACCTAAAAAATCTTGCATTTAAATATCCTCATTTATTAATTCAGGTCCTTTTAAAACTTCTTCTAAATTAAATTCTTTATTTGAAGCACCATACATGAATGTTTGACTTACATATTCATTAATTTTATCAAGAATATCTTTTGTAAAATATTCTTCAGGATTTTCATTGATAGCTTTACCAAAAACCATTTTACCATTAACATCATATCTTGTTGATACTTTTTTAAATATACCTGCAGCTTCAGCTAAATCTAATAAACCGTAGAATTTTTGTAAACCGTTATCATACCTTAATAGAGCTCTAACAACCATCTTTTCTTTTGTAAATCTAGATTTGTATGCTTTGCATCTAATAATATTACCAACAATATCAGTACCATCTTTTTCTTGAGCTTTACCTAACATAATAATTGTGGATGCTGAATATTGTAATGCTTCTCCACCTGCTGGAATATCTTGTGGAAACATTGTTCCAATTTCTTTATATGTATGAGCGGTCACAAACATTGGAACATCTAATCTTCCAAGTTGAACTGTCAAAGCTCTCATTGTACCTTTAACAAGTTGTGCTTTAGTCATATCACGTTTATCTGTACCAGCAGCAATATCTTCAATTTCTTTAGCAGATGATAACATACCAAGACTATCTAAAACCAACATAATTGGTGTTCTTTCTTTGATTGATGTTGCTTCATATTCATCAAGTAATTGCTTTACTGATGTTCTAAATTCTTCAATTGTAGTTACTTCAATAATGACAACTCTACTTGAATCTATATCTCTATCATCTAACATTTTCTTAGATAGTGTTGATTCACTATCGTAATAAAATACCATTGCATTTGGATCTTTATCTAAAAATGCTTTAGCAGCTTGTAAACAAAACCAACTTTTACCTGTAGCTTTTTCACCACAGATTGCTGTAATTTTATTACCTGCAAAACCCTTATATATATCACCTGATAATAATGCATTAAAAATATAACAACCGCTATCAATCCAACTATGAACTACACCTGAATTTTCTTCATCTGCTGCAATAGATGCATTTGATTGTTTCAATACTTTTTCTAACCATGCTGATTTAGCCATTTAATTATTCCTTATATTTATTCACTTTAACATATTATATATTATTTTAATTCTGATTTATATATTTTCTATTTTAACAAATCTTCAATTTTTAAATTCATTTCACCGTTTACAGTTCTAACTTGTCCATCATTCATTGTAATTTTATCTACAACACTTGTTAAACCTCTAACTGTCACTGAACATATATTATATACATTGATGTATTCATTATGTCCTATAGCTAAAAATTTAATTTCAGGTTCTTTAAATCTTAAACCTTTATTTTTATTCATATCATTATCATCCTCTTCTTTAGGTTGTTGAACTTCCTCAACAATAATTTTAGTTTCTTTGTTGAGTAATGATGATGGTATTGAAGTTGGTCTATTAGCTTCTTCCTTCATATATTCATCCATCATAGTACTATCTAATGTATTTTTTAACATTTTTTATTCTCCAATGTTTATATCTTTATTTATAAATAATCACTATCATCTAATTTATCCATATAGTCTAATGCAAAATCAGATGTTATATCCTCCATACAATCACTCATACTAATTGTTCTATAGTAGTCTTGTGAGTGAAACTTAACATAGGCTTGTTTCTTTTCAGTTGTAATTCTTCTGATAAATGCATATCCAATTAATTGTGAGAAATATGAAAATGCACCATTGTTTGTTTTAACTTTAGAAAAATTATGCATGTATCTAAGACTTTGTTCAATACCATCACCAATCATTTCTTCTTTCCAAGTATAAAGATAAAATTTACCAGAACTTGCTAATTTATTTGATATATCTAATAAGCATTGTCCAATATAATTTGATGGTGTTAATGTTTTCTTTAAACCATTTTTTGGATCGTATTCTCTCATAACTTTTTTATATTCATTCAATTCCTGAATTGCAGCATCTTTAAACTTTGATAGATTCAATTTATCATATCCAGCAAACATATTTGCTTCTCGCCTATCAAAAGCTTTTGTAATTACCTTCATTCTATAATCAAAGTAAATGTCAAATATCTTCCACCAATCATCATTCATCTCTGGAATACAATCCATTTCCTTAACATAAAAATCATAAATTTCATTATAAAATTTTAAAGGATTATTCTTTTTATTGAAATCGTGTATCTCATCTGTAAACTTTTTATTATCTATATAATTATATGCCATATCTCTAAACCAAACTTTCTGTTAAAACTGTTAAACTATTTTTAAAATTAAACTTATCATACATTTTTTTACGTTCTTTATAATGTTTGAAAACTGTATTTGTGTAATTGAACTTATCAACAACATCAAATAAATTGAAATGATCTTTATCATTACATGTTCTTAAACCTCTACCAATACTTTGAGGTATCGTAACATCACTTTTAAGTGGATCTGCAAAAATAATATTATGTAAATTATTTACTGACCACCCAGTAGATAATAATTTGTATGTTGATAATATTATTATATTATCTTGTTTTTCTAATTTTGCTTTAATTTCATCACGATCTTTTATTTTAGTAGATGAATCTATAAGATATATTTCTTTATCTTTAAGTCTTTCATCTTTTTTCATTTTATCAAAAATATATTTAGAATGTTTAGCAACTTTAGTAAATAAAAATAAACTATTATTTTTTACTGTTCCAAGTTTTACAAGTAATTCTTGTCTTCTATTTGAACCTTGAATGTAACTTAATTCATCTTGATATTTTCTTTTAACATTTTTTTCTTGAGATATATCATAATTTAATTGTATACATTTAATATCAATACCTGTTATATAATCATTTTGTTTTAACTCTTCATAAGTTGTTACAACATTATGGTTAATAAATATACCTAAAATTTGTTTTTTAAATAAAAGTTCTTTTGGAACTGTTCCTGTAAAACCAAATCTATATTTAGAATTAATACAATATGTTAAAATTTTATTTAATTCTTTTGCTTTAGCTCCTTGAACTTCATCACATATAACAACTTTGAATTGATAGAAGAATTCTTTAGGTAAATCTTTAAGTGATTGCCATGTTGAAATCAAAGTGTTTGAAGTTTCAATAAGTGATTTATCTTTACCACTATAAATTTTACAACAATTTTCTTCAGTCTTCCAACTATTAAAAAATGAATAATCTTCAAAATCAGAATACATTTGATTAACTAAATTAATAGCAGGAACTATTAATAATATTTTTTTATCATTTAATATAGGTTGAAGATATCTAATTAAAGTATATATAACTAAAGATTTTCCTGAAGATGTAGGAGATTCAATTAATTGTTTTTGATTTTTAATACAAAGTTTTAATGATTCTAATTGATAATCTCTGAATGAAATTCTAGAACGAATATTAGTTTGTCTATTTAAAGTGGATAAATCTAGTTCATTTATAAATGAATTTAAAGATTCATCATCTACATCTATTGAATTAAATGAATCTTCATTAATTAATTCTATATTATTGTTAATACAAAATTTATTTAAATCATTTAATAAACCTCTGTATAAAAGATTATCTTGTTTAAATAATTGTATGAATCCATCCCAAATTCCATTTTTATAACGAGGATCAAAAAAGAATGAAGGAGATCTAACTTTAAAATAAAAAGTTAATTTATTTAAAGTTTCATAATCAGAATCTATGTAATAGAAGATTTCATTATAAGGTTTAATTTTAATCATTAAAATACTATTAATATATTGTTTATAATATGATTATTATAATATACTTTTATACAAAAATAAACTGTATTGGTTTAATAAATATCTATTAAACATAACTATCCATTAAATCTAACTATATAGTATTTTATAGTTATTATTTATTTTATTTTATTATTTTACTTAGAGATTTTTTATAGTATTTACCCTACCAGGAAAATAAAAAATAAAATTTTTTAACTAAATTAAGTATAACCATTATTTAAATGGTAAGGGAGGTCAGCCTGTCTCCTTTTACATACTCTTATCTGGCGGTTTTATCTTTTCTCTATAAATAGATATTCTAAATAATTTAGTAGGTTTAGAAAGGATAATGTTGTTGTGTAGGTGAGTTTTTTAATAATAAATCTGCTTTCCCTCTGTTCTAACTAGCTTTTGGCATCATTAGTTGGGTTGTCCTCTCAGTCATTTTTATTATTAAAGCTTATATACACAGCGCAACGATCTTGCTACAATTTTGTACAGTATAAGTTTCATACCGAGAACTATCTTAAAAATATTGATTATTAATCCATTATTTTCATTGTGCGGTATGAGTAGCTTTCTTTGTGGTTTCGGACTACACCTCTGGATTTAAAAAAATTAATTTAATAATTTATCCAGCTATCCTAGCTGTTCACAGCAGAACCACTATAATCTGTTAATTTGTAATTATATATTATTTTAATTCAAAAATAAATAGTTTCTAATTTGTAATTAATTTGTCTTCAGATTCAGCTGGAATTGATGCTAAATATAATGAATATGCAGCACCATCAGAGATACCTTTTAAATAAATATATGATATTTCACGTAATTGTACTGATAAATCTTCTTCTTTAACTAATTCACCATCTTTTTTGTCTTCATTGTAAATGTAAACTCTTGTTGATAATTTAGGTTCTTGTTTGTTCACATCAGTAACAACTTGATTCAATTCGTATCCTGCAGCAACACAATAATGTTTGCTATCAAAATCCATTTCAAGTTGTCCAATAATAATAAAATTTGCCATATTAATTCCTTTTCTTAATTTGTTATTTTTATTTATAAATAATAGTATATTAATATTTATAAGAATTTTTGAAAAAATGACAATCAATAGAAATTATTATCAAGGTCGACATTTTATTACAATCAATAAATTGCCAACCACACAATTTTTTATTCAAAAAATACAAATTCCTGGTATAACAATTGGCTCAGCTATACAAGCAACAAGATTTGGAGATCAACCACTTCCTGGAGATAAAATTGCATATAATGCATTAAATTTATCAATAATTGTTGATGAAGATTTACAAGTTTTGAAAGAAATTAAAAGTTGGATTAATGAGAATGCACCAACTGATACAGGTAATTATGATTATAATATGTCTGACATAGTTTTAAATATTTTAAACAATAATGATAAAGAAAATATACAAATATTATTTAAAAATTGTTTTATAGAACAAATGAATGATATTCAAATAGATACAACAAACCAAGATCCAAGCAACCCATACATATTAGATTGTCTAATTAGATATGGAACATGGGATTTTATATAAGAGGTAAATATGAAATATATTACAGAAGCATACAAAGATAAACTTACTTTTACAATCAATGAAGGTCAATTCAAAGGTGTAAAATATACATACAATAAATTATCATCAAATGGTGAAATTACATACACTATACTTGAAGGTAAAAAATTAGTTAATGAAAATAATAAATTATTATTTGTATCTGAGATAAATGAAATACTAAATAAAAAATTAGCAAAAATCAAAAAATAATTTTCAAAATTATACAAATTATAAATAATAATATGAATAGCTTCCAAAATTTGGAAGCTTTTTTATTACAAGGTAAACCCTGAAAAGGAAATAATTAACATGAAAAAAGAAGCTGAACTTGATTTGCTTAAACTCAAAGAAGGTATTGCTGTAATGAAGAAATTCAAGAAACTTAACGAAGAAGTTGAAGACGATGAAATCGTTAACACTGAAGTTGTTCCTGAAGTTCCAGCTGCAGAAATTCCTGCTGAAGAGAAAGACAAAGAAGTTGCTAATGAAGCTGAAGATTTAGAAGATGAAAATTCTGAAGATGATGCCGAAGATTCTGAAGAAGATTATGAAAAATTATCTGAAGAAGAAGAAATGGCTGCTGCTGAATTAGACGACAAACTTGATGATGAAAAATTAAGCGAATCTGTAAAGACTAAAATTAAAAAGCTTCTCAGCATTAAAGAAGCTAAACAAGTAAAAATTTTGGAATCAAAATTTGCTAAATATAAGAAATTATACGAAGCAGAATCTGAAGAAAAACAAGATGCTTATTTGTCTTCTGTTGCTGATGAATGGCTAGATCAAAATAGAGAAGCTGTTGAAAATTCAATCAAAACTAAAATTGCTGAAGGTTTTATTGAAGATTTTAAAGATCTTATGAAGAAATATAACTTAAATATTACTGAAGAAGAAGCTAACTTAGCTGATCAATATAAACAAGAAAATGATGAATTGAAAGATGAAGTTAATCAAAAAGTAACTGAATCAGTTCAATTAAAAAGACAACTTAAAGAAGCTAAAAAAGCTGCATGCATTCAAAAAATGTTACGTGAAGCTGTTGAAGCTGGTGTTGCCAAATCAGAAAGAATTAAACTTCGCAAATTAGCTGAAGAAGTTGAATACAACGATAATGATGATCAATTTATTGATGATTTAGATCGTAAAGCAGATTCAATTGAAGAAGATGATAGTGAAGAAATTCCATCTGATAATACAAAAGATTTAGATATTGTTATTCCAGAAGAACCTAAAGATGACGAAATAAAAGAGCCAACTTTAGACGAAAGAATTAACAATTTTTTAAATAAATAAAAAAATTAAAGGAAAATAAAATGAGTGATAAATTACTTATAAGCGAAGAAAAAATTATCGACGCTAAAAAGATTTTTGAAGCATCTGAAGATAAAGGTTACAGCCATAAAGACCGTACTTTAGCTATTATGCTAGAAAATCAAAAACAAGCTACACACTCAGCTAGAAAAGAAAATCTTGCTGTATTGTTTGAAGCTGCTCCAGTATCTAACACAACTGGTGTTTCTGGTTATGATCCAGTTTTAATTAAAATGTTGAAAAGAGCTCTACCAAACTTAGTAGCTTATGATGTTATTGGTGTACAACCAATGAACATGCCTACTGGTGTTGTTTTCTACGAAAAAGCTCGTTACACATCAATGACTGGTGATATCGCTTTAAAAGATGAAGCTTTAACTGGTTTCTCTGGTGATAAAACAGTACAATCTGGTGATACTCCAGCTACTCTTTTAGCTGCTACTCCAGGTGCTTATACAGTTGGTTCAGCTATGGCTACAGCAACTGCAGAAGCTTTGGGTGATGGTACTTCAAATTGGAACGAAATGTCTTTCAGTATTGAAAAAGTAACCGTTACTGCTGCTTCAAGAGCATTACGTGCTGATTATTCAGTTGAAATGGCTCAAGATTTAAAATCAGTTCATGGTTTAGAAGCACAAGCTCTTTTATCAGATACATTATCAAACGAAATTCTTTGTGAAATCAATCGTGAAGTATTCCGTAAGATTTATATCAATGCTAAAAAAGGTATGGCTTCAACAACTACTGCTGGTATTTGGGATGTAGATGCTGACTCACAAGGTCGTTGGTTCCAAGAAGATGCTGTAAGTTTAGTATATAACTTAGGTAAAGATTCAAATGCTATCAATTACGATATTCGTTTTGGTCGTGGAAACTTCTTCATCGTATCTGCTAACTTAGCTGACGTATTAGCTGCTGCTGAAAAATTAGAAACATCAAAAGTGTCATTAGGTGACATCGATGGTGCTGGTAATACTTTCTTAGGAACAGTTGGTCGTTTCAAAGTTTATATGGATCCATATATCAATGATGCTGCAACAAGCTTTGCTTGCGTAGGTTACAAAGGTCAAACAGATCTTGAAGCTGGAATGTTTTACTGCCCATATATTCCACTTGAAATGTATGAAGCTGTAAGTCCAGTGACATTCCAACCAGCAATTGCATTTAAAACAAGATATGGTTTGGTTGCCAACCCATTCTCTGGTTCTACAAGTGCTACTTCAGGCTGGTTTAGAAAATCGGAAATCTCAGGATTTTAGGATCTTAATTTTAGATTTACTAAAGACTACAAGAAAGAGAGGATTTTATATCCTCTCTTTTATTATACAAAATAGAATCCAATAACTTCAGATTTACTGATAACTTTTATAAATAATAATATATAATTTATAAAGGAACTAAAATGAATTATGAAAGAATCTATAATAATATTATAGAAAAATATCAGAAATTAAATCTAAAAAAGAATAAATCTAGTTATCTAGAAACTCATCATATTATACCAAGATGTTGTGGTGGTTCAAATAATAAAAACAATTTAGTAACATTTACAGGTAAAGCTCATTTTATATGTCATTTGTTATTAACAAAAATGTACTTAAATGATATTAAAAAACATCAAAAATTATTATTCGCATTTAATAATTTATTATGTATGAATGCACCTAGTCAAGATAGACCTAATAGAAAACAAATTACATCCAGATTATATCAAAATCTTAAAGAAGAATATGCAAAAATTAAAGGTGAAAATTGGAAAGGTAATAAAAATCCTAATTCAAAAAGAAATAGAACATATACTGAAGAAGAACGTAAAATATTAAGTGATAGATTTAAAGGTGAAAATAATCCAATGTTTGGTAAAACTGGTGAAGACCATCCAAAGGGAATGCTTGGTAAACATCACTCAGAAGAAACTAGAAAGAAAATGAGTGATAATAGTAAAGGTGATAAAAATTCACATTTTGGTAAAATTACATCAGAAGAAACTAAAAGAAAGATAAGCTTATCAAAAATTGGTAAAAAATATTCAATTGAAACAAAATTAAAACATAAGAATTATGCATCTAATAGAGTTTGGGTTAATAATAATATTGAACAAAAGTGTATCAAGAAAGATGAACTTATTAATTATGATATGAACATTTGGAAACTTGGTATGATAAAAGGTTGGAAATGGACACAAGAATCTAAAGATAAATTATCTAAATCCAAAACTAAAATAAATAGTAACTAAAAATAAAGAGGATATATTAATTTATATCCTCTCTTTTATTATGTAAATTAAAACCATTTACTTTTGCATAAAAATATATTATAAATAATATTATGAGAGGAGGTCGGTTCTCCTCTCACTTTAAACCGACTAAAGGAACTAATATGATTATCAGAAACAATTCTGAAAAATATTATATCAAATATTTTTTAAATGAATATCAATACATTATTGATAATACTAAATTTTTACCTGAAAATTCAACATTTTCAGAAAGAAAATATTGCATAAAACATAACATTATAGAAAGACCTAAATGTCCTATATGTAATACTGAATATTTAAAATTTAAAAATATAACAACTGGTTATAATTCAACATGTTCAAATCAAGAATGTTTTAAGAAAAATATATCTAATAAAGTTAAAAATAATTTAACAGATGAAAAAAGAAAGAAAATAAGTTTAAAATCTAAGCAATCTTGGAAAAATAGAAGTTCTGAAGATATTTTAAACAGAACATTAAAACAAAAACAAACTAAATTAGAAAGATATGGTGTTGAAACTTATAATAATACATCTAAAAGAAAATCAACAAATTTAGAAAGATATGGTGTTGAATTTGGATTATCTAATGAAAATATAAAAGAAAAATCACGTGAAACTAAATTAAAAAATCACGGCTTTGAATATTATACAAATAGAAATAAAGCTATTAACACTATGATTGAAAAATATGGTGAGAGTTCATATGCTAGAACCGATGAATATAGAAAATTATTTAATAATAAAGAATGGTTACATTCTAAACTTCAAAAAGAATATGAAACTAAAAAGAAAAACAACACATTCAACAGTTCTATTCCGGAAGAAAAAACATATTTTAGCTTATGTTGTTTGTTTCCAAACCTAACAATTGAAAGACAATATAAATCTGAATTATATCCTTTCAACTGTGATTTTTATATTAAAGAAAAAGATCTTTATATTGAATGTAATTATTCATGGACACACAAACCTGTATATGATAAATATGGTATAATTTTATATGATGAAAATAATCCTAAACATGTTAAAATGTATCAAGATATAAAAGATAATGTTGGTGGTTATACATTAGACACATGGACAACTAGAGATCCACTCAAAAGAAAAACTGCAAAGGAAAATAATTTAAATTTTATTGAATTTTTCTTTTATGAAGATTTTTTAGATTGGTGTATAACACAAAAATATGAAAATTATGTTGTTATACCGTATATTCCAAATTATAAAAAATTCTTAAATAAATATAATGATAAGATTATATTTTGGGATTATGAATGGAATAATAAAAACGAAATTTGTAAGTCTATTTTAAACAAAAATAAAAATGTTATTTATGCTCGTAAATGTGATGTTAAAGAAATTTCATCTAAAGAATCAAATGAATTTCTAAATTTTAATCATATTCAAGGTGCAGCAAATACATCTATTAAATTAGGTTTGTTTCACAATAATGAACTTGTTGAAGTTATGACTTTTGGAAAACCAAGATTCAATAAAAATTATCAATATGAACTTATTAGACTTTGCAGTTTATTAAACACAACTATAGTTGGTGGAGCTGAAAAATTATTTAAATACTTCATTGAAAATTATAAACCAAATTCAATTGTTAGTTATTGTGATAAACGAATTTTTAAAGGTGAAATATATAAAAGACTTGGATTTGAATTTAAATCCTCATCTGAATCAAATTATAATTACATTGGTAGATATAGTGGAAGTCGCATAAAATTTCAAAAATTTAAATTGAAAGATATACTTGAAGAATTTAATCAAAATGAATCTGAGTTATGGAATATGGAACATAATGAAAGCTATCCAGTTTATGATTTAGGTAATGATACTTGGATATGGAAGGAATAAAATGGAAAATTATCATACTGATATATTGTTTAATAAAACTAAAGAACAAGTTTTAGAACTATGTAAATCAAATCCTCTTCCAGGAACTAATAAATGGCCTGCAGGTCACCCAATTTGGGATTGTAATGTTGCAAAAAAACCAACTCCAAGAGATGCATGGAGCAATGAATTTTATTTAAATCATGCAATAAAAAATTTATTTTGGATAACCAATAAATCAATCATATTAAATCAATATCCAGATTTTGTTAAACGTATTAAGAATTCATTTGATAATAAACAAAAACTTTTAGAGGAAGTTCAATTAAGATTTACAATTGCAAAAATTGCACCAAAAGTAACTGCATTGATGCCAAGTTATTTTGAAAGAGTTTTAGAAGAAACTGAAATTGATATAAGTAATGGAATTTATTGTCCAATGGCAGGATTTTCAGGCATTGTTGAAGGTGCTAAAAGATGGTTTGAAAAACATAATATTGAATATAAAGATAAGATAGAAGCATATGATATTAATCCAAATCTATGCAAATGGTATAATTGGATTGTTCGAGATGTTTTAGCACAGACAATTATAACAGATAAAACAGTATTTGTTTGTCCACCTTTTGGTTTAAATACTGAGAGATGGAAAGGAACACCAGATAATATGTATTATGATTTTGAAGAGTGGGTTGTATTAATTAAAAAACATATAAAAGCACCTAAATATATCTTCATAGGTCCAGAGAAATCAAAACCTGCTACTAGATATTCATCAGGTAAAACACCATCAGGTTTATTTACAAAGAAAGTTGGTATTCAATTTTATCCTGAATATTGTTAAAAATTATGTTTATTTTTGAATAAAAATATATTATAATATGTAAAAATATTAAGGAGAACTATTATGTTGAAAAAACCTATAACAAATGAAGAATATTTAGCAGCCTTGCATTTTGTTCAAAATTGTAAACAAACCTATCCTGAATTAGATTTAATGGAAGAAGACATTCAAGATTGTTTCAACAAATCATTAAATATAATCACAAAACATCAAGATCAAATTAATAGAGAACAACTTAAGGAAACAAAAGATATTCAATCTAAAAAAGGTTTGGGTAAACTTCAAAGATTTAAAGCTCAAGCATTAGAATGTTTAAAATTAGGTGACAATGGTGAATTTATGGAATTAACACTCGAAGTTAATCGTATGAAAAATGAATATGCTAGAGCTAAATATAGTTTAATGTTAAGTGAAGCAAAAAGAGAATTTCAATTATATTTACAACAAATCAATCAGAGATAATAATATGAAAACAAAACGTGAACAAATTTTAGATAAAGCACAAAAATTAATTTGTGGAGAAAGATCAAATGTGTATGGAAATCCTTTGGATAATATGCAACATACAGCAAATTATTGGAATAATTATTTACAAGGAAAATTAAGTAAACCAATTACAGCACAAGATGTTGCTTTGATGATGGTGTTAGTTAAATTTTCAAGGTTAAATAATACACCAAATCATTATGATTCTATTTTGGATAGTGTGGGTTATATGGCAATCTCAGCAGAAGCTTTAGATGAACCTAAGCAACAATAACTCTTGGATTAGCTTCAAAATTCATTATTTCTTCTTTTAATGAATCAAGTTCTTTATTAGCTTCATCTATGATATTTTTACTATCAAGTTGAGTTCCACCTGGTAAAGTTACACCATTATATTTACTTAGATTTTTACCCCATTGCTTTTGAATCAATGCAGTAGTGTATCTTTTTAAGAATATATTATCCCAAAATCTTGTATTCGTTTCTGGGTCTATTGAAACATAACATTTTATAAGAATGTTTTTTGTGTCATCATTTGTAAATGTTGTTGACCAATCTAAATCTATATAAAGTTTCCCTGTTGAATAACTAAATCTTGTTGGACTGAATGCATTTAAAACTGCATTTAAAGTTGCTAAATTTAATTTTGAAAAGTAAAAATTTGAGATTGTTGTTGTAGGTGTATTGATATTGTTAATCATACTGATTGTTGACAATTTGAAAACATTATTCAAAACATTTCCAATATAAGATGTATTATAAAGAACATCAGTAACAGAAATTATATCATTAGGTAAAGTTACATATCTATTTGTAAAATCTTCATCAGTTAATGTGTATTTGTAATATGTTAATGTTGAACCTTCATATAAAAATTCTTGACAAAATTGAATTGCTTCATCAATTCTATCTTCAACTTGATCATCAGAAACGTTAATTTCTATAACACCATCACCTAAACTTCTTAAGCAATATGATTTGAATTCATCTCTTGTTAAAATATTATTTTTCATATTTATTTCCTATTCTGTAATAACTGTTGGATATAGTTCATCTAAAGTTACATCACTTATTGGTGTATCCCATGGCCATATCCCGAGATCCACTTCTTTAATCTTTTTAGCAACTAAATCATTTTCACCAGTACAGTATAACCAACTTTTCAATGTAAAATTCAAAGTATAAAATAATGGTTTAGTTGTCTTAGAATCAAACGGAGTGTCAAATGTATTAAATTCTTCAAAAACATTATTTTTTAATGTTACAGATACATCAACTTCATTTTCTTCAAGTTCTTCATACAATTTAACTGTTAGATTTAAATCAGGTTTAAATAAAACCACAACTTGTTCAATAATTTGTAATAAGTCACTTTGATGAACTGCAGCAATATTCAATTCAAAATCAAAATTATATGGTACTTTATTATATTCAACAGTTAATTCATCATTAAAAGAACCTGATATTACATTATTTCTATTTAATTGTCTTGTTAAATCGTAATATATATTTTTTAATGCAAAACCCATAGCAGGTAATACTGCCTGTACTTTAACTTGATCTTGATTAGTTAATTTATTTTTTATCAAATAATTGAAACTTTCTTTACCTGCATAAGTTATTGGAACTTTGATAGTTTGAGTAACAGAGGTATTAGTTGATTTTATTCTTGTGATACTAAGATCACTAAAGATATTACCAAATAATGATACATTTTTTTCTGCTATTTTTAAATATTTTACTGACATAATAATTCCACAATTTAATATATTATTATTTATAAATAATATTATAATACACAAAATTTTTACAGGCATAAAATGAGCTTTTTTGATAATATAAAAAATAAATTTGGTTTAAGCATAAATTCAAAAAATCCGGATAAATCAAATCCATCAAAAATACTAGCTGCAGATGAAGATGGTGGTTTAATAGTTGATTCAGTTGGACCAGCTTTTTCATCAAGAGTATTCAATTCAGATTACCTATATGATGATGAATCAAATCTTATAAAAAAATATAGAGATATGTCATTAAACGTAGATTGTGATAGAGCAATCCAAAATATTGTTAATGAACTTGTTAATATAACTGATGATAATCAAATGCCGGTTTCAATAAATTTGGATAAAATTGATGATATTATATTAGATCCTGCTTTAAAAGAAGATATTGTTAATGAATTTAACAATATTTTAAATTTAATCAATTTTAAAAATAATGCAGCAAATATTGTTAGAGATTGGTATATTGATGGTAGATTATTCTTTCAAAAGATTGTTGATAAAAGTAATCTTAAAAAAGGTTTGATTGATTTAAGAAGAATTGATGCCTTAGATATACGTAAAGTTAAACAAGTTGAAAGAGAAGTAGACCCAGAAACAGGTGCTGTTATAATTGAAAAAGAAGTTACATACTTCTTATACTCTCCAAATGGAGATCAAGCAGGTTTTGCAGGTCAATCATTACTATTAAGTCAAGATGCTGTTGCATATTGTCATAGTGGCTTATATTGTTATAAAGAAGAACCATCAAATAAAAATCTTAGAAACACAGCAGGTGCAATGAACAATAAATTCATTGTTAGTTATTTACATCCTGCAATAAAACCGTTAAATCAACTATCAATTCTTGAAGATGCAACAATTATATATCGTATTTCAAGATCATCTGAAAAATTGATACACTATATTGATGTATCTGGTTTACCTAAAGCTAAAGCTGAATCTGCTATGAAGGAATACGTTCAAGAATTTAGAAATAAAACAAACTACAATTCAGTAACTGGAGCTGTAGATACAGATTCAAGAGCAATTTCATTACAAGAAAATATATTCATTCCAAGAAGAAATGGAAGTAACACTGCTGAAATTTCAACATTAGCAGCTGGTCAAAATTTAGGTGAAATTGAGGATGTATTTTATTTCCAAAAGAAATTATATAAATCATTAAAAGTTCCACTATCAAGATTGAATGATGAGGCAGGAAGCTTCTTAGGTAGAAGTTCAGAAATAAACCGTGATGAATTAAATTTTTCTAAACATATCAATCAACTTAGATCAAATTTTAATACAATGTGGTTAGATTTATTAAAAACACAGTTAATTCTTAAAAATATAATCACATTAGCATTATGGAATAAAATATATAAACAAATCAATTTTGATTATTTATCTAGTACATATATTACAGATTTAAGAAATCTTGAAATGTTATCTGAAAAAATATCAGTTTTAGATAGAATTGATAATTATGTTGGTGAAGGTAAATATTTCTCTAAAAATTATGTAAACAAAACTGTGTTAGGTCTAACCGAAGAACAAGTAACTCAGATTGAAGATGAAAATAAAGCTGAACCTGTTGCAAATCCAGATAATCCAAATAATGAATTTGGAAACAATCCAGATGAAATTTCAACTGAATCAGATGAACAAGTTATTTTGTAAAAACAAAATTATATAAATAATTATATATAAAGATTATATTATAAGGAAAAATTAAATGGTAAAACTTGATGAATTTCGTCAAAAATTAGCGAGTGGTGGTTTTCGTGGAAACCAATATAGAGTGAGTATTCCATTCCCATCGTTTGCAATATCTGGTGATGCTGAAACATCATTACAATTCTTATGTATTGCTTCATCAATACCAGGACAAAAAATAAATGCAATTTCAGTAAAATATCGTGGACAAACGATCAAAATAGCTGGAGATAAAGAGCCAGCTGCAGCATGGAGTGTTGATGTTTATAATAGTAAATCATTTGATATTCGTAAAACATTAGAAGCATGGCATAATTATTATATTGAACAAGATGCAATTACTGGTCAAAATATGATGCCAGTTGTAGATGCAACAGTTGAAGCATTAGATAAAAATGATAATGTTTTAAGCACATATACAATGTATAATTTATGGCCAACTGAAATTGCTGAAATAGAGTTAACTCAAGAATCAGAAAATAAAATTTCAACATTCAAAACAACATTTGAATTTGATTATTGGAAAGCATCGTAAGGAAAATTAAAATGAGTTTATTAAAACTAATCGAAGAAGATAGTAAAATTGCTTTTAAAAAGGCATTTAAAGAGTCTATGAGAGAAAAAGTAAAAAATGCAATCAAATTACATGAAGCTGAATTTGCATCAACACTTTTAAAAGATCCAGAAGATGAAGAACAAGATGTTGAAATTGTTGTAGATGGTCAGGAATTAAATCCAGAAACATCACAACCAATTGAAGATGTTGATATGAAAGATGATCTATTGGGTTCAGAAAATTTAAAAGAAGCTGAATTTGCAGGTTGGATAGCTTTTTACAAAGGTAAAAAAGTTGAAATTAAAAAAGATGAAGCTGATGGAATTTGGGAAGCAAAAAAATTAGCAGCTCAAAGATTAGGTGCTAAAAACGTAAGTGATGTTGCAATTGAATCTGCTGTAGATGAATCAACAGAAGCTGAAAAAGAATTTGCTTTAAGAAATACAGAAGCTGGAAATGGTGATGCAAGTGCAGATGAAAGTTGTAACAAATTAACTGAAGTTGCTCCTCCAGGACCAGAAGCAGAAAAATTTATTAACGATAATAAAGAAGAATTTAAAGCTCGTTATGGTGATGGTTGGGAAGGTGTCTTGTACGCGACAGCCTGGGATAAATATGGTAAAAAAGAATCTTCAGTGAATGAAGAAGAAAATCCTTGGAAAGTTATCAACAAAGAAACTAAAAAAACTGTTAAAAGTTTCAAATCAGCTGGTGAAGCAGAAAAATTTATATCTAATACCAAAGATGGTAATAAAAAATATTACAAAGATTATAAAAAACCAAATGGTAAAATGATTGGTGAAGCTAAAAAAGCAAAGTAAAGGACTCAAAATGAATTATATTGATATGAAAAAGAAATCAATACAAAAATTGGAACAACTTAAGGAGAGTTTAGTAAGAGATATTGTTTTACCTAAAAATCCTTCAAGTGAATCATGCAAATTTGGTTGTTATAATATAAAACCTTTTGGTAAATATAGCTCATATGTCGAAGTATTATTCAATTGTCCAATTAAATATGCAAGTTTTTTATATCAATTCAATGGATATGATATTAAAAAACAACTTACTGAAATGAAGTTCTATGAAGATAATGTTTTAAAATTCTATAAATTTTCAGCATTTGTAAATAATGCAAGTGTTCCAGAACTTCAAATTAAACTAAAAGAGATTTTAAACACTTTAGTTGATAAGAAATCGATTGATATTAAATCAATTAAAGAAAAATTAGTAAAGGCAAAATAAATGGATTTTTTATCCTTTAAAAAACACGCATTTTCAAAATTAAAACAGCTTACTGAAGCCAAACGTGAAAGTTATGAAAGAGTTGTATGTGAAAATTTTGGTAGACTTAGAGATTTGGTTGAATCAGTAGATTTAGATAATTTAGCTAAAATGAACAATTTTGACCTTCCAACAACCTCAAAATTAAAAAATGCAGAATATTCCGACAATAAATTTTCATATTTCATACATGACAATAATTTCTTTATTGGTACAGATAATGATGGTAAAATTTTAGAAATTGGAAATTTCAACAACAGCCTTTTAAAAGGTGGAGATATTTATGAATAAACAATTACTTATTACAGAAAACTTTTCAGGATTAAATTTAGTTGAAGATAATATAAGTTCAACTGAAAAGCATTTATTTATTGAAGGTATTTTCATGCAAGCGGATGTTCAAAACAAAAATGAACGTGTATATCCATTTGAAGTTATGAAAGAAGCTGTAGATAATTATAGAAAAGAATTTATTGATACACATACTGCTTTAGGTGAATTAAATCACCCAGATAGTCCAGTTGTTAATCCAGAACGAGCTGCAGTTAAATTAATTAAACTTGAAAGTGATCCAGAAAATCCAAGCAATTTTATTGGTAAAGCTCAAGTATTAGTTGGAACTCCATGTGGAAATATCGTTCGTGGTTTACTTACAAATGGTGTTAGACTTGGTGTAAGTTCAAGAGGTATGGGTAACATTAATGAATCTGACGGTTTAGTAAGTCAATTTATGTTAAATGCAGTTGATGTTGTATCTAATCCAAGTGCACCTGATGCTATGGTTAATTCAATCCTTGAACAACAAGAATGGACTAAAATGTACTCTAATAAAGAATTACAAAAATATGTTCGTGAATATGAAACATTAATGAAAGAATGTGATATGATTACTAAGAAAAGATTAGAGCAACTTAAAGTTAGACAATTTGCTAAATTTTTAGATACATTATAAGGAAATAAAGATGAAAACATTTAAACAATTCTTAAAAGAATCAAATATTAATTTGGGGTCTGATTTACAATATTTACAATTATTGAAAAATTCACCAATCACTAGCAGATTAGAAAGATTATATAATTATATAAATGCATCACATTATGTTCCTGCTGAATATATGAACCTATTGACAGATACAGATTATGAAAAGGCTGATCAATATATAAAGTCAAAAGGTAAAAAAATTGTTCAAGGAGCTTTAAAAGAAGATGTAGCACCAACTGATGAAGTTGGTAATGCTAAAGCAGCTATCATAGATTTATTCAGAAATAATGAAAAAATTGATGATAATATGATTCATAGTTTATCCGATAAACTTGGAATTGATACACATGTTTTTGAAGGTTATGTTTATGGATTATTATCTAGTTTTTTACATGCTGGTAAATCAATGAATTTTAATGGTTCATTTGATCAAAATCAAATTGAGATGGGTAAAAAAGTTGAGATGGAACATACAACAGATCCAGCAATAGCAGAAAGAATTGCAAAAGATCATCTTAGCGAAATTCCTGATTACTATACAAGATTAGCCAAAATGGAATCAGAAGCAAAATGAAAGATTTAAAAGATTTTTTAAAAGAATCAACAATAGAGGAAGACTTTTTAGTTTATAATCAAGGTAAATCATTAGAAGAATTGAGCAAACTTATTGTTGAATTTGGTGATTTTTCAAAAGAATTATTAAACAATATAAAAAATTCTGGAGATAGTTCAAATTCATCTAAGATTGAACAAGTTAAACAAATTACTAAAGATACTTTAAATAATTTAGTAGAATTAAAAGCAACATTAAGGAAATAAAAATGAAAAGTTTTAAACAATTTTTAAAAGAAAATTATGAACTAGAAAATGAAGGTTATACTCAAGATGCTTGGGATAAACTAGATAGTGCAACTAAAAGTCAATATCTGAAAGATCATCCTGATAGTAAATATAATGCAAAAAATAAATCAACTCCATCAAGTTCAAGTCAACAAACTTCATCTAAACCTGAAGTTAAGAAAGAACAACCTAATAATACAAATGATTTAGATAATTTTACAAAAGATTTTATACAAAGACAATATAAAGGTGAAATTAATAATCAAACTATAAAATCTGCATATAATGATTTTATGAATGATTATAAAGATAATATGGATAACTATATGGATAGTGATGATGACTATTATTTAGCTAAAGCTAAGCAATCTAAACAAAGAGCTGCTAAACTAAAATCATTATTATCAAATGCTCCTCAAGCAGATAAAGTTAAAATGTCTGATAAACCACAACCAAAATCAGATATATTTAACGATGGTGATGAAGTAAATATGTATAAAGATGATAATGGTTATACTGGTAAAAAATATGCAGTTCAATATAGTGATGCTGATGGCAATTTAAAAATTGCAGGTTTTGATAAACCAGAAGATGCTGAAGATGTATACAATAAAATATTGAATAAAGATAAGAGAGCTTTGAGATCATTAAAATAAACAATAAACCACAAAAAGCCTAACATCCTAGTTAGGCTTTTTTTATTGTCTTTCTTTATAAATAATTATAAAGGAAACAACCATGACAGAAATCAAAAAAATGTTAATCAACCAGCTAAAGACAATTGGATGGATGGCTGCACTTTTGGCACCACTTGCAGCAGGTTTTGCATTGTTAGATGGACTTGGTTTTCCAGATTCAATTTCAGCAACTTATTATAGAAGCTCAATGCCATTTTTAGTTGGAACATTAGTTGCAGCTGGAATGTATTTAGTAAATTATGTTGGGTACAATAGCACTGATAAACGGTTATCAAGAATTTCAGGCATATTTGGAATCATGATTGTATTATTTCCATGCTCTGCAACAACATTAACTCATGTTGGATTCTTACAATTAAATATCCATACTTCAAACATAATCCATAGTATATCAGCTTTAATTTTCTTTCTACTTCAGACATATATAATTGGTATTCAATTTAGAAAGGGTGATTTAAACCCAACTGAAAATAAAAAATTAAGAAACAAATTTTATACTGGTTGTGCAATTTCAATATTAGTATCCTCAATAACTTTAGCAATTATAAATTATTTTGTTGTCATTCCTCATTTTGTATGGGTTGTTGAAGCATTTGCTTTGATTCCACTTGGACTTGCTTATACAATAAAAGGAATGTCATTTAAATTTTTGAATGATAATTAATTTTTAAGTTTAAATTTACAATTTTCAAAATGCCATCTTTTAGCATTTGCAATTATGCACTCTTTTCCGCAATATGGACATTTAACTATTTTATATCTTTTATCATCTGACAATCGTAATTTAACTTTATGTTCTTCTGAAAATTTTTTGCCTTTTTTAGCTAAACTCTTTTTTATTCTTGTTTCATCAGATATATTCTTATTAGCGATACTTATTTTTTCTTTTGCTTCATTAGAAAGGTGCTTGCCATACATAGGATTATATTTACCTTTATTCATTAATGGATTAATTATTTTTCTATTTTTAACGGCTAATCCAATCTTAATTTTTGTTTCCTCTGAATGATGTTTACCGGTTATCCAAACAGGTCTTCCTTTAGATGCTAAACTAAGTTTTAATCTAGTTTCATCAGAACATACTAATCCGTTTACACCTCCTCCACCTTTAGTTAAATTATAACCAATTTCAGGATTTCTAGATTGATAAAATTCAATCCAATAAATTTCTCTTTCATTTAGTTGTTCTTTTGATTCACAAATTTCAATAATTTCTTTGATAAAATTCTCAATACCATGTTTATTAATAGCTCTTTTAATTATTTTTCCAGATCCCATATATTTGGTATCTAATTCATGTAAAATTTTTGAACTTCTTTGACCTATGTAAATTTTATTATTGATTAAATTTATGATTTTATAAATATAAAAATATTTATTTTTAGTTTGATTTGTATTATAAATAATATTAGACATGATAACTCCTTTTAAGTTATTTTGTTTAGGAATATCAATTAATTCATAGTTATTTGATATTCCGATATTATTATTTATAAAATGAGATTGAAATGGTAAAATATCATTCTGGCAAGTTTGTACCAAAACACCCAGAAAAATATGTAGGTGATGTGAATGCAATTGTTTTTCGTTCTGGATGGGAACGTAAATTTTTCATCTGGTGTGACAGTAATCCGAGAATTTTGCATTGGAATAGTGAAGAGGCAGTCATCCCATATGTTTCAGAAATTGATAATAGAGTTCATAAATATTATATGGATGCAGTTATTGAATATGAACTTAAAGATGGTAGTATAGAGAGAAGTTTGATTGAAATTAAACCTTTTTCACAAACACAACCACCAGTTAAAGGTAAGAATATGAACACTTATCTATATGCAGTTGAACAATATACTAAAAATATAAGTAAATGGAAATATGCACAAGAATACTGCAATAAAAACAATATGAAATTTCAAATAATAACAGAAAGAGAACTAGCATTACAATGAATGGACAAGATGTAATAAATAAAAGTTTAGATGCAAACTTACTTGATTTTGAAGATAAACCAGAAATCAAAGAATTGGTTGTAATTGAAACACCACTACCAGATGCAACTGAAGATTTCAATCAAGTTAGAAAAAATCTTTATGATCTTAATGATAAATGTATGGCTGCATTAAATTATCTTGTAGATAATATTGAATTTATTCAACAACAACCTGGAATTTTAAAAGCAACTCCAACTGAATTAATTTCAGATATTGTTAAAACTGCATTGCAAGTTAATGATAAACTGATTAAAGTTAATACTCCAGTTACACCTAAAAGTATGACACAAATCAATATGAAAAGTGATAATCCTGAAAATAAAGATCTTAAAGCAAATACAAATGCTTTAAAAGATTTAGATAAAAAATTAAAAGAAATTAAAGATGGTTTGAAACAAACTACTAATTAAAATTTAATTTTTATAAATAATTATATAACAAATATAAAAAATATTTACAAGGAATATTAAAAAATGGCACGAGCATTCCCAAGATGGCTTCAAAAATCTAAAGTTGGTACAGTAGTTATCAATGAAAAAGGTGTAGTAGATTCAAGAAATAGAATCTTAATTCGTAATAATGGCTTAGAAACATTAGTAAGAGCTAATGCAGATGGTAAATATGCAGACTGGCAAGATTATCTAGAAACAAGCACACAATATGAAGTTACTGTTGCAGCTTTAGTTTCTGGTGGTTCAGGATACGCATTAAATGAAATCGTAAAGATTCCAAATGGTGAAGTTTTAGCGACAGTTAAAGCAGCTTCAGTTTCAGCAGGAACCTTTAAAGTTTCAGCAATTGAATTAGAAGATGCTGGTTCAGGTTATGCAGAAAATGATGTATTAACAGTAGATGCTGGTGAAACAGGTGATACTGAGGCTACAATTACAGTATTGACAGTTGATGGTTCAGGGACTATTTTAACAGCTGAAATCACAACAGCTGGAAGCTACGCTTCAAACGTATTTACAAATCCAGTATCAGTAACTGGTGGAACAGGTACATTAGCAACATTCAACTTAACAATGATTGAAGATGAATTACCAGGACAAATTTTAACCGCCACATTAATAGATGGTGGAAGATATGAAGTTTCAACAATGACTAATCCAGTTGCAGTTGTAGAAAGTGCAAGTTCATTAGGTCAAGGTGCTACAATTAATGTAACATTAGCAGCAATTGTTTAGTATAAAATATAATAAAACTTCAAAAGCCTAACATTTCAGTTAGGCTTTTTTTATTGTTCAAATTTATAAATAATAATATATAAAAATATTATAACAGGTACAATAAATGTCCATCGATATAATTTCGCAAGATTTTGATACAATAAGAGCATCAATCACAGCCTCTTTAAAAACTAAATATCCTGATTATAATTGGGAATATGAAGGTGAATGTTTGTCACTAGTTTTGGATATTTGTGCTAATCTTGCATACAAATTAAACATATATAATTCAGCAGCATTAAATGAAGTTTTCTTATCAACAGCACAAACAAGAAATGCAACAATAAGAAGTGCTAAAGAACTTAATTACAATATTGCAAGTCCAACTGCAGCAAGAGCAACTTTAGATTTAGTATTTAATCCATCTAGTTATGTAAGCTCAATTACAATACCTAAATATACAAAATTCACAGCAGCATTAGATTCAACAACTTATGAATTCATAACAACTCAGGCATATACTGTTATTCCAGATGTTGATAATAAATATGAAATTTCAATTGAAGTTGTTCAAGGAAGTGTTCAAACATATACTTGGAATGTATCAAATTCACAAAAAATATTTACAATTCCAAATACATCAGTTGACACATCATTGTTAAATGTTTATGTAAAACAAAATGCATCTGATGAATTATATACAACCTATACTAAAGCAACAAACATTACAGAATTAACAGAAAATTCATATGTTTATTATGTACAAGAAGGTGCTAACGAATATTTTGAAATATATTTTGGAGATGATATTTGCGGTAAATCAATTGCAGATGGTAATGTTGTTTACATTGAATATATTGTAACTGATGCAACATCAGCAAACGGAATAAGTTCATTCACATTAGCAGATAGTTTAACATATACTCCAACAATAACAGTGTCGTCAGTTTCACAAGGTGGAAAAGATATTGAAACGATAGATTCAATAAAATTTTATGCACCTAAAAATTATGCAGCACAAGAAAGAATGGTAACTGAAGAAGATTATCAAGTTATTTTAAAACAAAATTTTACACAAATAGATAGTTTAAATGCTTGGGGTGGTGAAGATAATGATCCAGCTTATTACGGTTATGTTTGTTTAAGTGCATTGACTAAATCAAATTATGAATTATCAGAAACATTAAAAGATGAAATTTCTGCATCATGTGAAGATAATTACATTATAGGTTCAAAAAGAATTAAATGGATTGAACCACAAATAATTTATCTTTTAACAAACATTACAACTTATTTTAACAGAAAAGTAACAAGTTCAAGTCCAGCTGATTTAGTTTCTAAAATAGAAACAAATTTAGCAACATATGAAAGTAATAATATTGATGATTTTAAAAAGACGTTCAAATATACTCCATTTACATCATATGTAAAATCTATTGATAGTTCATTCACTGATGTATTATGTAATATTATATTAGAAGCAAAAATAACACCAACATTAGGAAGTTCAGTTAGTTATAGTGTTCCATTTTTAAACACAGTAAATTCAGGTACATTAAGTTCAGATCCGTTCTACGATTCAAGTTCAAGAATTTGTTATTTAGATGATGATAGTGCTGGTAATGTAAGAATATATACAACAATTGATAATGTTAAAACAATTTTAAATGCAACTGCTGGAACAATAAATTATACAACTGGTAAAGTTGCAATAAACTCATTGAATATTAAATCACTTTATTCAGATTCTACTTTCAAAATAACATTAACACCATCAAGTTATAATGTAGTGTCAAGTCTAAATAATATTTTGAAATTTGATTTAGATAACAGCACGATTTCAGTAGTAAAAGATGTCAATGCATAAGGAATATAAATGACTGATGCAAGCTATAAAAAACTAAGTTCAGTACTAACAAGATATGTACCGGAATTCATAAAATCTGATTATGAAAACTTTTATGCATTTTTAGAAGCATATTGTGAGTGGTTAGGTGAAGAAAATAATCCTTGGTATAACGTATCAAATTTACTTGATTTTGCAACAATTGATACATCAATTGATACCTTCGCTGAATATTTTAGAAAGACATATATAGATAATTTTCCAACTGCTATATCAGCAGACAAAGCTTTATTGATAAAGCATGCTAAAGAATTATATCGCTCTAAAGGTACACAAAAATCATTCAAATTCTTAATTAAGTTACTCTTCAATGAAGATGCTGAAGTTTATTATCCAAATAGATTTATCATGAAATCTTCTGATGGTGTTTGGAAAAATAAAGAAGTTATTAAAACTACAAACACATCAGCTAGAATTGGTGAACTTATAAACACTAAAATACACGGTGAAACTTCAGGTGCAACTGCAGTTGTTGAAAATGTTGAAATATTTTCTAACAATTCAGTTGTGTATGCTCTAGTTTATTTATCTAATATAGTTGGAACATTCTTAACAACAGAAAGAATAATTGGAGTTCCACCAACTGACAGTGAATATATTTATGAAACTTTCTACAATTGTATAGATGATATAACAATTGAAGATGGTGGTAATGATTATGAAGTTGATGACAGAATAAATTCAACAGACGGAACAGATTTTGTTGCTAAAGTATCATCAATATATACAGGAAAGTTAGATAATATTGTAATCACAAATGGTGGTTCAGGTTATGTTATCGGTGATAAGATAAATATATCAACAAGTGATGTAGATACATATTATTCACAACCGCTTGTTTATGTTTCAAATGTAGATGGTTCTGGAACAATAACTGGAATACAAATAAAAAATAAAGGTTATGGATATCTAAAAACACCAGAAGTTACAAGTATAACTTCAGCAGGTGGAACTTCAGCAGTATTAACTTGCTTATCAAATGATGCAGGTAGAATAAAAACAATTGATATAACAAATTCAGGAATGAGTTTTACATCTCCAAGTTTATCAGTAACATCTGATTTTGGTGGTGGAGCTTTACTAACCCCATCTATTGGAACTGTTGGTGTATTGCCTGGAGATTATAAAAAAGATGGAAGTTTCTTATCAGATTTATTTTTAATTCAAGATTCAGATGAATATCAAGATTATTCATATGTAATGAAAACTACAATTTCATTATCTGAAAAAAGTATTCTAAGTATGAACAATTATCGTGAAATATTTAAAAAGATTGTTCATCCAGCTGGTTTCAAATTATTCTCAGAATTCATATTAAGAAATAGTATTGACATGAGCCAATATGGTTTATGGAATACAATTACATTAGGTACTGGTTACGATGTAAATACAATATACTTAACTAACGTAATTGAAATGATAAGCTATTATGATAGAATATTTGATAATAGACAATTATTCCATATTAGAAATGATAAAATAACAGATATAGGTGATACATTATTAAGTTCATATGTTAAAACTGGTGGAGATTTTATCAATAATACAGTTGAATTAACAACTTAAAAATATAAATAATAATATAATAAATTTTATAGGAAAAATTAAATGAGTGACTTTGTAGCAAAATGCAACTTAAGTATCCAAAATGCAAAAAGTTTCATCAACAGTATAACTGGTGCAACTCCAAATTCATATGTATATGCATATATTGGTAGAAACACAGCTTGGCCAGATGAAAATGATCCTCCTGCTCCTGTGGATAGTTTAGAAGATACTACAATCACAACATGGAATCAAATGATTGCTGCAAAACGTATTTTGAGTTCTGACGTTAGTTTAGGTATACGTAGAATCAATTGGACATATGGAACAGCTTATTCAATATATGATTCAGCTAACGGTGAAATGTATAATGAAGATTTTTATGTTATCAATCAAGATTATCGTGTATATAAATGTTTAGATAATAATAATGGTGCAGTTTCAACAGTTGAACCGACAACAATTTCAACATCAACATTTACAACAACTGACGGATATAAATGGAAATTTATGTTTGAAGTTACAGCATCTGACCTTGAAAAGTGGAAAGATGATGAAGCAATGCCGGTTAAAACATTAACAGCTGATGATGGTACAACTCAATGGACAGTTCAAGAAGCTGCAGTTGGTGGAACAATTGATACAATCGTTTTAGAATCTGCTGGTTCAGGTTATGTTACAGCTCCATCAGTTCAAGTTGTTGGAGATGGTGCAAGTTGCACTGCAATTGCAACAATTTCAGGTGGTGCAGTAACAAAAATTACAGTTACAAATCCAGGTTCTGGTTATACTTATGCAACAGTAACAGTTGGTGGAACTGCAACAGGTAGAGCAATAATTGCTCCAATAAAAGGACATGGTGCTGATCCAGTTGAAGAATTAGGTGGAAGATTTGTGATTGCAAATTATATCTTCAGTAAAGATGAAGATGGTGTATTTCCAACAGATATTAGCTATAGACAAATAGGTTTAGTGTTAGACCCTCTAGCATATGGAACAACAAATAAAGCTGTGTTTACAGGTGCTGCAACACAAATGTATGGATATGCTCTAACTTCAGTTTCAGGAACATTTACATTAGGTGAAACATTAGTTGGTGAAACTTCAGGTGCAACTGCAGTTTTAGTTTCATATAGCACAGATACAAATGTTGCATACTTGAATAATATAAAAGGAACATTTAGTTTAGGTGAGACAATGACAGGAGCTCAATCTGCTTCTCAAGGTGTGTTATCAACAATAACAAATCCATCATTTGAAATTTATAGTGGTTATATTTTATATATCGAGAATCGTTCATACATAACTCGACAAAGTACCCAAATAGAAAATGGGCGATTAATTTGTCGCTTTTGATAATTATGATTTTTTAGTATGATCTGTTTTAGATTTAGATAATTTATCTTTAGATTCTTGTGTCCATTTCCTAACACCTTTTATCATACCAAGTTTCCAAATGTTCATATCATAATTTATAAGTTCATCTTTCTTAATACACTTTTGTTCAATATTATTATTATTAATCCAAATCCTATTGGATGCATAATTCTTATGTTTTAATTTTGTTTCAATTGAATATTTTTACCTAAATGTGCAATTTTAATTTTTTCAATTGTTTCTTTTGAATATGGTCTCTTACCTTTAATATATCCATCTGGAATGCATTCATTTTTATCAATAGCAGCTTGGATATCTAAAGTAACATTATAAATAACATTTTATTAAT